CCAACATCTTTGAGATTTATGTTGATGGTGTTCTGCTGAACCAAGATGCAGCTGCAAAAGATTATCAAGAAGTACTAGAGAACAATATTCTCAAATTAAATTATAAATCTTTCACGCAGGTTGTTATCCTTGGTTCAGCTTCTTTCGTTCCGTTCATGCAGTTGTCCGCTGCAGATCGTAGGACAATTATCGAAGACCTACTAGACATTCAAATTTTCTCCTCAATGAATTCGGTTGTGAAAGAGAAAATGTCTACAATCAAAGATGATATTATCAAAGTAAAATTTGATATCAATCTGGTCGAAGAAAAAATTAAGTTTCAGAAACAAAATATTGAAGATCATCGTTTACGCAATGATGTTGAGATTGAGAACAAGAGAAATGAAATTGTTACCTCAGAGGAACAAATTACCAAAATTACTAAAGACATTTCTCTTATACAAAAACATGTGGACGTTTTAACTTCCAAAGTTGGTGATGGCAAAGATAGTCTGGATAAAAAGTCTAAAAAACTAATTCAGCTAGAAGCCAAGATTGAAAACAATATTTCAAAAAATGAAAAGGATATTGAGTTCTATGAAAAAAATGACAATTGCCCAACATGTAAACAGTCTATTGAAACACATTTCAAAGCTGAGCAAATCCAAGAAAGAAAAGATAAAGTCGTCACACAACAAAAGGGTCTTGAGGAAATTAAGGCAGAGATCGGTAAAATTACAAAGCGAATGAATGATGTTGCCGCTGTGTTGAAACATATCAATGCACACAATGGCGAAATTATTAAACACAACTCAACAATATCCGCTATACAACAGTATATTACCAAACTGAATAAAGAGATTGTTGGACTATCTTCAACCAAAGATAATCTGGAAGAAGAGAATCAGAAGTTGAAGGATTTGAAAAGTGAATTGGCCACATATACTGAATCATATGAAAAACTTATTTCACTGAAACATTACCATGAATATGCCAGCACTCTACTGAAAGACACTGGTATCAAAACGAAGATCATCAAACAGTACTTACCGATTATGAACAAGTTGATCAACAAGTACCTGTCTTCAATGGACTTCTTTGTCAACTTCAATATCAACGAAAACTTTGAAGAGACAATCAAGAGTCGGCACCGCGACGAATTTTCATATGCCAATTTCTCTGAAGGTGAAAAACAAAAGATTGATATGGCATTGTTATTAACTTGGCGTCAAGTTGCCAAATTGAAGAACAGTACCAATACCAATCTGTTGATACTGGATGAAATCTTTGATAGTAGTTTGGATACGGCTTCTGTTGAACTGTTGATGAACCTATTGAAAGAGTTGTCTTCTGATACAAACGTTTTTGTCATCTCACACAAAGGTGATCAATTGTTTGATAAATTCCGTTCTGTTATTAAGTTTGTAAAGAAGAATAATTTTTCTGTGATTGAAAAATAAAAGGAAACAAAATGAGTACTGATGAAGTTGTATTATACGATACACAAGAACAAAGTAAGATTGCGTCAACCGCACCAATCTTTAAACTTGCTCCTCCCGATTGGCCAACTCTTTATCAAGTTTTGCCGGAGTTTGACTTTAAGAAACCGCCCGTTAATCCGGCAGAGTTTGCTTCTTCTTTGGTGGAAACCTGTAAAGCAAATAACGGACTAGGGCTTTCTGCCAATCAGTGTGGTTATACACATCGTGTTTTTGTTATGGGTACAGGCGAAGAATATGTCGCATTCTTTAATCCCGAATTGATTGCTTTTGAGGGTGAAGTTCACATGGATGAAGGATGCCTTTCTTTTCCAATGTTGACATTAAAAGTAACAAGACCAAAATCAATTCAGGTAAAATACCAAGATTTCAAAGGCGAAACACATACCAAAACTTTTGAAGGATTAACCGCCAGGTGTTTCCTGCACGAACTTGACCACATGAATGGAATCGTGTATACTGATAGAACTAAACCTCTTGCATTACAACTTGGTCTGAAAAAACTCAGCAAGTTGAACAAGAAGATGATTAAGTTCCAAAAGTACAATCTATCAAAAAAGAAATAATTAATGGCTACCAAAAAAGTATATCCACCATTTGAAGAACAGTGGCGGAATTGGCAGGTTCAAAATGAACCGGAGCGTTTCACTCATATAGATACCGAGAAACTGAAACAATCTTTGGTTGACGATTTGACGAAGGCATCCAACATGGATGTTCGTGAATATACTTTATATCAAAAGTGGTGTGAGGTACATGAGAAGTATCCTACACGCGAAATCAATACACTCACAGATGGTTATCAGGTTCAATTGATTGACAACAACCAAATGAAGATGATTGAAAAAGTCAAATCAAATTTCTGGATGCCAGAAACACCAGAATGTTATGAGAAGTTGAAACCTAAAATGGTCTTGTCGAATGGACCTTTGGCAGAAACTTGGAATACCATTCGTACCTTTTCTTCAACAATGAAGAATAATTCAAACATTGGTCGAAACCTGTTCTACACCGTTCAAGATGAAGTTACAGGTAAATATCTTGGTGTCATCTGCATTTCATCCGACTTTCTTGACTTGACACCGCGAGACAAGGCAATTGGTTGGGAAAGAACCATCAAGACACAAGGCAATATGATTAATCATACTGCAATCGGTTCAACCATTGTACCTCTGCAACCGCTTGGATTCAACTATATGGGCGGCAAATTGTTGGCACTACTCTGTCTCTCTGATACTGTACAGAAAGACTGGAAGAGACAATATGGTGATGTACTCGTAGGTGTGACAACAACGTCACTGTATGGTAATACCAAATCAAATGGTCTGTCTCAGTATGACGGGCTTGAACACTGGAACAAAATGGGTTTCTCTAGTGGTTCGGTTGCATTCGAACCGACAAAGAAGACCGTTAATGCTGTTTATGATTGGGTAAAAGAAAACCACACGCAAAAATATTTCGAATGGTGGGAAGCCAAAAAACCAAATGGTTTGCCTTTTAAACGTGATCATAAAAACCGCACGTTAAATTTCGCATATCCAAAACTTGGCATTCCTAAAAACCTGGTTCGCACTGAACATCAAAGAGGCATTTATTTTTCTCCTCTTTATAATAACACCAACGAATTTCTAAGGAAAGAAATTGGTGAAAATGAATTGATCAAATCCTTCGACACCTCGGAGGAAACCCTGTCTGGTATTTGGAAAACCAAATATGCAAAAGGCAGGATTTCCATGTTGAAGAAGAAGAACAATGTCTCTTATGAGTCTTTGTTCTATGATGATTTGATCTTCTTGTCTTGGGAAGAAACCAAGGCAAAATACCTGCCACAAGTTGGCAGATAATTCAAGTATACCATGAAAATGCTTGACACGGTGTCTATATAATAGTATACTGTGAAGACTTGCAAAACGCAAGAAATTTGTTAAACCTTTGTCATTATGGAGATTACTATGACTAAATTATCCGCTAAGCAACGCCTGATCAACTTTCTGAGCAAGAAAGAAGGCTACAACACCCTCTCTACCGCACAAGCTCGTGCTCGCTTCGGCATCCAGAATGTCAGCGCTCGTATCGATGAGCTGCGTCAAGAAGGTCATGTTATCTATACAAACACCAAGACTCGCGCTGACGGTTCTAAAGTTGCCGTCTATCGTGTTGGTTCGCCTACTAAGGCTATGGTTCGTGCCGCTATCAAAGCCGGTTACAACTTCAGTGCTTAATTGACTGTTTGACTGGGAGACCACCGAAAGGTGGTTCTCCCTTTTTTTATTTTTGGAGAGATAATGGAAATTTCAATTAAAAAAGAAGAGCTTCAAAAGAAAAGTATTTTCGTTGCAACACCTATGTATGGTGGTATGAATCACGGGCTGTATGCCAAGGCTTGCCTTGACTTGCAGTCTATTTGCATTCAGTATGGTGTACAAGTTAAATTTTCATTTCTCTTCAATGAATCTTTAATTACACGTGCAAGAAACTACCTTGTTGATGAGTTCTTGAATCGTTCTAACTGCACACACATGTTATTCATCGACTCCGACATTCACTTTGATCCAAAAGATGTGATTGCACTTCTTGCCTTGGACAAAGATGTTATTGGTGGTCCTTATCCTAAGAAAGCCATCAAGTGGCGTTCTGTTAAGAAAGCCATGGAGAGAAATCCAGAAATCGATGCTCAGGCCTTGGAAAAAGTAACTGGTGATTATGTTTTCAATCCCGTTCGTGGTACTGAAAAGTTTTCTGTGTCTGAACCTCTTGAAGTTCTGGAAATTGGTACAGGCTTTATGATGGTCAAACGTGAAGTTTTCCCCAAGTTCGAAGCAGCATATCCTCAACTGCGTTACAAACCAGATCACGTTGGTCAAGCACACTTTGATGGTTCACGTTACATTCATGCATACTTTGATACTATCATTGATAGTGCAGATTCTGCAACTGGTGGTGGCACAGATCGTTACCTGTCTGAAGACTACATGTTCTGTCAACTCTGGCGTAAACTTGGTGGACAAATCTGGCTCTGCCCTTGGATGCGTACTGATCACATCGGCACATATCACTTCAAGGGCGACATGCCTGCTGTTGCGAATTTTGTTGGAGAAATGTGATGATTGTAGGCCTACTTGGATTCATCGGTTCAGGTAAAGGCACAGCTGGTGACATCCTTAAAGACATGGGCTTTACTCCTTTGAGTTTTGCCAAAGGTGTTAAGGATGTTGCCGCTGAAATGTTTGGTTGGCCCAGACACCTTCTGGAAGGTGATACTGAGGCTTCTCGCAAGTGGCGGGAACAACCTGACCAATTTTGGTCCAAAGAATTTGGAAAAGAATTCACACCTAGACTCGCATTACAGTTAATGGGTACAGAAGTTGGTCGAGATGTATTTCACGAAGACTTTTGGGTCATTAAGATGAAGAGATACATCATGTCAAACCCGGAACAAAATTTTGTTATCACTGATGTTCGTTTCGGAAATGAAATGCAATTCGTACATGATCAAGGTGGCATTTTGATTGAAATACAAAGAGGCATTAAACCACATTGGTATGACATTGCAATTAAAGCAAACCGCGGTGACCAAAGAGCGGAAAGCTTTATGTTGAACCAATCCGGCATTCATGAATCTGAGTGGCGCTGGATCGGCGGACATATTGATTATATCATTGAGAATGATGGTACACTGGAGGACTTGAAGAAAAAAGTCACCAAAAAACTTGAACTTTCCTACGGTTCTAGTACAATTGAAGAAATGTAATAAGGAGTATATTATGAAATTATCGAGTGAAACACTAACAGTGTTGAAAAACTTTGCTGGCATCAATTCTGGCATTGAATTTAAAACAGGCAATAAGATTGCAACCATTTCATCAACTAAAACGGTTCTTGCAAAAGCAACCTTGCCTGATGAATTTCCACAAGACTTCTGTATCTATGATCTGAATCAGTTCCTATCGGTGTTCTCTCTGAACAAAGATACTGAATTGGATTTCGATACGCAACATGTCATCTTTAAATCTGGTCGCAGCAAAACCAAATATCGTACTACTGTAAAGACGATGATCGTTTCTCCTCCAGATAAAGAACTGAAACTACCAACAGTCGATGGTGAGTTTGTACTGAAAGATGAAGACTTGGCTCAGGCATTGAAGAATGCTGCCGTTCTTGGATCGTCACACATTGCATTCCAATCTGATGGTTCTAAAGTTGTTGTTTCGACATTCGATGCCAAGGATGATTCTGCACACACAAACACAATCGAAATCGGTGAGATCACCAACGGAAAAGTTTTCAAGGCAGTCTTTCTGACAGAAAACTTCAAGATGATTCCTGGCACCTACACTGTTGAAGTCTCGTCACAAGGGCTTGCTTCGTTCAAGAATGAAAAAGGTGATCTGCAATACTGGATTGCTATTGAAGCCAAAGAATCTAAATTCGGAGAATAACATGTTGATTTATTTTACTGATGCAATGTCTAAAAAATCCATTGCAATTAATCCTGAACACGTTATTGCTGTGTTGGAATCTCCGAACAACGAAGAAGTTCCAGGAAATACTGTTGTCAACTTGATTACTGGCACTGTTGCTCTGGAAGAAAAACTGTTGAATGTTGTTGGAATGATTAATGGAGAGCTCCACAAATGACTAAAGTGAATACACTATTTGGTTCTTATGATGAAGAACAACTCAAAAAGTTGAAGGGTTATGTTGATGAGATGGTTCTTCATATGAATCGAAATCAAGCTAACTCCGAAGCAATCAAAGATATTGTTGATGCTGCAAATGAAGAACTAAAAGTTCCTAAAAAGATTGTTAAACGCATGGCAAAAACCCAGTTCAAACAATCTTTCCACACAGAGGTTGCCGAATCTAAAGAGTTTGAAGCCCTTTTTGAATCGATGCTGGATGTAAAATGAATCCGGCAAGCAGAAGAAATTTTGCAAAGGGCCTGGGATTAACAGGCCTTTTTTTGGCTGGTGTTGCTGGTTACAAAGAAGTCAAAGAACGCATTGTTTATAAACAAGATGAACTTCCTACGGCTGATTTGGAAAAACAACTTGAAGGTAAACCTGTGTTGAAACTTCAAGCAACATATGGTGAAGAATTACCACCACAACAGAGTAGTTATGGAAACTATTTTTTTGTTGGTACGGGACCAAATTATAAACCTGGAACAGAGAAACGTGTTTCGGTGAATATTGTGCCTGGTCCTGATGGTAAACTTTACGTCAAAGAGAATGACACCTGGCGTAAAATCTGATACAATGTTATTTTATATTATGGAGAATTTGAATGAACGAACACATGTTGTGGGTGGAGAAGTATCGTCCTAAGACTATCGAGGAATGTATTCTTCCTGATGCACTCAAAAAGACATTTCAGGACTTTGTAAATCAGAAGAAGATTCCCAACCTTCTTTTGTCTGGCACCGCAGGTGTCGGTAAAACTACTGTTGCAAGAGCTCTCTGTGAAGAGATTGGATGTGATTACATCATCATCAACGGTTCTGATGAGTCCGGTATCGATGTTCTGCGGAACAAAATTAAGAACTATGCGTCCTCAATGTCCTTATCTGGTGGACGCAAAGTTGTTATTCTAGACGAAGCGGACTATCTAAATCCAAATTCAACGCAACCTGCGCTGCGTGGTGCAATCGAAGAGTTTGCTTCCAACTGCTCGTTTATCTTTACTTGCAATTACAAGAATCGGATTATCGATCCTATTCATTCTCGTTGTACAGTAATTGACTTTAAAGCCAATGGCAGCAAAGCCAAGATGGCTGCACAGTTCTTTAAACGTGTTGAAAACATCCTTCAGATTGAAGATATCACTTACGAAAAAGAAGTTGTTGCATCCGTTATCACCAAACACTTTCCAGACAATCGTAGGATTCTAAACGAACTTCAGAGATATGCTGCTGGTGGTACTATCGATAAAGGTATTCTGGCATCAGTCTCTGAAATCCGCATGACTGAGCTCACCACTGCACTCAAAGACAAAGACTTTGCATCGTGCCGTAAGTGGGTTACAAACAACCTGGACAATGATCCGACACGAATTTTCAGAAACATCTATGATGGTTTGTATGGTGTTCTAGAAGCAAACTCTGTACCTCAGATGGTTGTTATTCTGGCGAAATACCAATATCAAGCCGCTTTTGTTGCAGACCATGAGATTAACCTGATCGCATGTCTGACCGAAATCATGGTTGAGTGTCAGTTCAAATGAGCCCGTTCGATTATGTGGATCTGATTCTTCAAAAGAAGAAGGCAGAAGATGAACTGGATTTCAAGGATTACGCACCCTTTATTGTTAATCGGTCTTTGTCGTACCACCTAGATTGCGTACTTTATGCAAGCGAGATGAATCTTTGGCCAGGTATCGACAAAGATATGCAATACCAGTATTTTCTAAATAATATCAGACCCATGAAGCGTAAGTTTGCTCCATGGCAAAAGTCTAAAAAAGATGAGAATATTGATTGCGTAAAGACCTATTTTGGTTATTCGAATCAAAAAGCCAAAGAGGCTTTGCGTATTCTCACCGATGAACAAATCTCTGAAATAAGAATAAAAACAGATAAGGGTGGGTGAAATGAATGACGTTAAGA